AGGCGGGGGTGGGGCACTCAGCTCCGGTGCGGCGCAAGATCTCCGCCTTGTTGGCGTCCATAGCAGCCATCAGGACGGCGTTCTGGTTGGCCTGGGAGGCCGCCAGCTTCAGGCCCTGGTTCTCGCTCTCCAGAGAACGGATGTAGTTCTGGTTCAGCGCGTCGAGGATGGCCCGGGAGTTGGCGTTCTGGTTGTCGATGATGTCCCGGGTGGTGGTCTGGATGGTATTGCGGGTGTCGCAGGCCTGGGCGGCCATGTCGTAGCGCACGCCGTCAATGGCCCGCTGGGTGCCGCAGCAGCAATCCGCAAGTTGGGCGGACAGGTTGCAGAAGCCGCGCTCCACGCCGTTGAAGCCCTGCATCATGCCCATGTTGGTGTTGTTGAACCCGTTGGTTAGGGAGTTGGTGATGGCATAGGTGCTGTCACAAATGCCCTGGGTGATGCCGTCCAGCTTGGTCACAACGGCGGAGTGGTCAAAGCCACGCTGCACCTCGGAGCCTACACCGCCGTTCTGTCCGCCGAAGCCGCCGAAGCCGTTACCCCAGCCGCCGAACAGGCCGAAAATCAGGAACAGGATGATCCAGCTGGACCAATCGCCGCCCCACATACCGTTTCCGTTGCCCTGATAGGCGGGCTGAACGGGCATGGTCATCACAGTGCCGTCAGAAGAAAGACTCATTGCTTTATCTCCTTTGTAGATTTATTTTCAAAACCGTGGCCACGGATTTTGAGACTAACTTGCAACTTTTAGAGCAAATATTTAAAGTACACTTTGCTCATTTCCCAAACATCCCTCGGAGGGGTTCAAACATCCCCTGCATCTGCCGGGCCTTCTGCTGGGCCTGGTTCAGCTGGTCCTGCGAGAGCTTCCCGCTCTGAACCATCTCATTGATGATGGCGTTGGGGTCCTTGCCCTGCATCTGGCTCATGAACTGCTGGAACTGATGCATCATGTTGGGACGGCCACCGCCGCCCATGATGCCGAAAAAGGGATTACCCATTGTCCGGTTCCTCCTTTGCCGCCCGCTTCGCGGGCTTTTTTTCTGCGGTAAGAGCCTCCACACGGGCCGCAAGCGCCTCCAAGTCTGCTTTGGTGGCAAACTCTATGCCCTGGGGTGGTTGTTCTGCCCTCGGGACGCTGGTGCGCTCCACAAGGTCAAATACCTTGATAGACGGCTTTCCAGATGCGTCCGCCTGCTTGAGGTAGATGGTGGGGGCGTTGCTGTCCCACAGGGCTACAGCGGAGTTGGGTGCCACCAGATAGCCCATGGCCTCCTGCTCCCCGGACACCCACACCATGCGCTGCCCGCCGGCCTGCTGGGGCGGCTGCGTAGCGAATTGCTGGGGTTGGTACTGCGCCCCCGGGAGCGGGGCTAGCTGGTCCGGCATGGGCGGCTGGTAAAACTGCGGTTGCTGATAGCCGCTGTAATATGGGTAGCTCATGGGTCATTCCTCCTTACACCAGTAATAGAGAGGGACCTCCCCGCCGGAGTCCCAGGTGTCGTAATAGTCCCCGTCCATGACGCACACCACATGACCGGACAGGGACAGGATATAGGTGCCGCTGGGGTGCTCTGCGGCGAAATCCGCCACCGTGTAACAGTCCGGGCACTCGTCGGGGATAACGGCCCGCCGGAAGCCCATCTCTCGGAGGTATGCGCCCCAAACATGGTTCGCCGACGGCATATCGCCCATCAGGAAGCCTTGCAGAGACAGCCCTACATACGTTGTCTCCCAGTTCTGTTTCAGGGCCGTGGAGATGGCCCGAACAGTGCAGTCTCCCACGTTTCGCCCGTCGGGGTTCTCGTTATGCCTGGCCCACATGGCTGGCCTCCAGTGCGATCACATAAGCCTCAAGGCCATCGTCATCCCCCTGGGCTTTGAACCACATAGCTGTCTCAGCGGCGCACTCCTGTGTCATTCCTGCGGCAATCAGCCGCTCGATCATGGTCATATCCACACACGTCCTTTTTCAAAAATCAAAGGAGGATCGTGGGGAGGGCGGCGACGTGTACCAACCCTATATCCCCACGTCCTCCATGGCTATATTGTCGCATAAAAATTCCCCTGCTGGGCGGCGTTTCAGCAGGGGGAGTGTGTTACTTGTGATCAATTTGTGTGATTCTTGCCGCAGCTCGACCTACCTCTTCAAAAATATGTGGGATGTGCCGCGATATGGTGGACCGTTCCCACCCAAGTTCCGCCGCAATGTCAGCCTGCGCCCACTTGTCGATCATATATCTCCGGGCAATCAGGTCATCATCCCGGTGCAAAGCAGCCTCATAAATCGCTTTCTCAAGTTCTGAACGCAAAAGAGACCTCAGAGATTCTGGTATCTTCCCTCTTGCGTTCATCACTGTCACGTCCTTTCTATCTTACTCAACCGCTTCATTGACCATCAGTGCAACTTCTTCCCGGGTCGCAAAGCCGCGTGGTCTGGTCCCGTCGGTAATGCCCTTGGCCTTGGCCTGCTCCAGGCCCTCCTGGGCCCACTGGCTGGCCGGCTCCTTGGCCAGGCGTGTCAGGTAGTTGTCCATCATCGCGTCGAACTGTTCCTGTGTCATCTTTTCCGTTCCTTCCATTGATCGGGCCACATCGGCCCGAAACGTATCCATACTCTTTCCATGGATGGGAAACCAGTGCATCACGTCAGCGTGGTTGCTGGCGATGCCCCGCCGGTAGCCTTCGCTGTGACAGATCACCACCCCATCCGCCTGTGGATCCAGACCATACACTTTGCACAGGTGGGTGGTCAGCTCAACGGCCTCCTGGTACACCGCACTAAAATAGCTGGCGTCCGTTAAGGCGTCCTCGCAGATCTCAAAGGATATATGGGTATCGTTACCACTTCCGAGTTTTCCACGCCCGCAGTGCCATCCCCGGCGGCTCCAGGGTAAGGTCTGCACCACTCCCACATCGCCATCGGCAAACCGCCCGATAAAAGCGTGGACGCAGACATCCAGCCCAGGCTGGTTCCAGTGTGTCCCAGCGGAGTTGATCCCCATCTCGTCATTTCCAGGCACATACCGGGAGACACGGGGGTTGTTAGCCCCCGTGCTGTGGATCATCACCCCGAGTGGCCGGATGGTCCGTCCCTCCTGGTAGCAGTCGTTTCGGATCAGCATCTGCTGACGTAGACGCATCAGTCAGCCGCCTCCTGGGCAGCCTCGCGATCCTCGTCCTCCTTGACGCCGGCGGCCACGGCAGCGGCGAAGGCCTCACGGTCGTGGCCCGCGAAGGCGTCCACCAGAGCCTCATAGTGGTTGCCCACAAACTCGTTGATGCCCTGCTCCGTCATGCCCTCAGGGATGGGGTGGGCCTCCTTGTGGTGGGCCAGGGCAATGGTCAGGTCGGGCAGATCCTGCTCCTCGCAGGTGGTAAAAATGTCATAGATGTAATTGGCGTTCATGTTGTTTTCTCCTCTCAATATTATAATTTATTGTGTGTTACTTGCTCAGCTGCTTGGCCGCCTGGTTGACGCCGGTGGCCGCAAAGCCGCTCACGATGCCAACCGCCAGGGCGGTCACCGGATCCGCAGCTGGGAAATCCGGCACCGCCAGGGCCATGCAGGCAATGCCCAGCAGTCCGCCGGACACGCCGCAGGCGATAGGGATCCACTTGTTGTCCACCCCAGACGCCTTGACCACCTGGCCGATCAGATAGCAGATCACCGTGATGGCCGCCACGCTCGCAATCCCAAAGTCCATAGTCTCACCCCCTCTCATAGTTACAGGAAATCATGCTTTTGCAGCCGCTCGTCGTACACCCTGCCGATATTTGCGATGGCATGGGTGGCCCGACTGTTGGGATATTCCGGGTGCTCCCGGCAAAACTGCTGATAGCGGTCGATCTCCGTCAGCACCTCGATGAACTCTTCCCGGGTGTGGGGAATCTGTCGGATCAGCTCCTGGTTGAACCGCAGGATCCTGGCCCGGTGCGTATCCGCTGCCCGCTCATCGTCGGTCTTGATGTGGTCGTCCAGTTTGATCCGGGTCCGCTCCAGCTCGGCCAGCACCTCCGCGTTGATAGCCCGCCCGATGGCCTTGGCGATGGCGGACCAGGGGTTGACCCTGACGGGGGCGATCTGGATGACCGTCAGCGCCAGGACCACCAGCCCGCCCCCGCCTGTCAATAGCTCCTGGATGCTCAATGTCTGCCTCCTCTGCCTAGCCCGCGGCGGGGGCCTGTGCCTCCCGGCGCAGCTGCTCCCCTTCCGCCTGGGTCAGCCGCCCAGCCTGGACCAGAGCGTCAATTCGGGCGTCATCCCACAGCCAGGGGTAGTATTTTCGGGCCAGCTCGTACACGCTCATAGCTCCACCCCCGTCATAGCCGCCAAAAAGTCCACGTCCGCCCGCAGCCGTTCTGTCTCCGTGGGCTCCGGCTCCAGCTGAGGCGGGAGGGAGGATTTCCACGCCTCCCAGGCCTCGGTGTTCGGTGCCACTGTCACTGCACTGCCCTCTGTGTCAGGATCCGGCTCCCCGGTGATGACCACAAAGCCGTTGTACTGTACCAGCATATCCGACTGCTCATCCGTCAGCGGAATCGCTCCGTCAAAGGGCGTGGACTGAGGCGGGCTATATGCTCCCGAGTCATTTGGGTTAGGGTCGATATACCACAACATTTCGCTTTCCTCCTTTATCCGATTGCCACCCAGTAATATACGTCTCCCTTGCTGTTTAACTGAGAACTAGAACGGTCTTTGTCGTAAGAAAAATACCAATAAAATGTCTTTCCATCTTTAGATTTTTTCCCGTATGAGTATCTAGCTTCATCGTTGATATATCCTAGCTCGTAGAAACCATTTCCTGATTGAAATGATTCAGTAAGGGTGTCTGCTACCATGACTGCATTACTTGCCTTTTGACTTGAATAAATAGGACCATATACACCTGAGGCTGAGTTAAAGTACTGCACTACAAAAACAACTTTTGGGGCAAACGAGAAAGTTAGTTTGTTCGGGCTGCTCTCGCCCCACGTCCCCGTCCCAGTGTACTTACCATAAGCGACTTGAATTGGTGGACTTGTAAAATTCTTATAAGGGATACCAATATACTCATATTCATATCCACTCACTATTCCACTCTTCGGGTGTGCGTTCGAGTCAGCAGAGAAAAGGTATTCCCACTCACCAATGGTTCCGCCAGTTTTGTACTCCGAACTAACCTCATAGTATTGTCCGGCATCATACTCAACGTAGTAATCATCGTCCCTACCTGTACGTCTGCTGATACTTGCTGTTGGAGGAATGTATACCCAGCGGTTGTCATTTTTACTACTACTTTTAATATAACTCCCTCTCAAATACGAATTATGCACGCTTTGTGCATTATTGTAATGAATTACTGTACTGGTTGGATTGGGATATGAAATCGCTCCATTGGACTGATTAATACTAATATTTTCAGTATGCTGGACAGATTGTTCATTTCCTCCAGTAGGGGAGTATGCCGAAAATATAGTATATGTGCTTGTCCCCAGGGTTCGTTTCTCAAACCAGCCAGTGCTAGCGGTATTTATTCTTCTTCTCCACCAATGAAGGTTGTACTTCCCCAAGAAATCAAAAATATCATTAGGCACAGCAGACTCTAGCAACCCATACATTTTAGCAACGGAGTCTTGAAGTAGGTTGGCTTTATTTAACGGTGTCCCTTCTTGAGTCGGTTCGTCTGCACGAACCATTTCATAGGTGTTCTCTTGTCCCAATACAGGGATCAATTTCACCCGTCCTGGATAAGTTGGAACTCTGTCTTGCATACTCAGACCTCCCCGCACTCTACTTCTCCGCTGTAAAACCAGGCAGAGGGCATATTTTTCAGTAATTTATTAATGTCCACCAGAATCTTCTCGATATTATTGGCTTTAATATGGTCCAACAGTTCCATACTATCCGGCTTATCCGGCGTGGTGGGCAGGACTGCGATCACGCGCCTCAGGGCCTCCAAATTGGCAATATACTGAGCCATTTGCTCCGCAGTGGGGTAATACTCCTCTTTCCACTCATAGGGATCTACCTCCGGCCGGATCACCTCTGATCCTGCCGCAAACGCCCCGGATCCAGCATTTTTATAAAACTGAGCCTCCACTGTGTCATATAAGCCGATCGCGCCAGCCGGGTCCTTACACGGGACCAGATCACGCACCAAACGTGTCTGCTCATAGATCTTACAGGCATACAGTATCATGCTCGTGTGCTCCTGAGCGGCAGAGGATCGGTCATTGCAAAATAGGTACAGCGGATATGCCAACTCAAATACAGCCTCACCAAGGGTCAATACCTTGGCCCCATCCAGAGAGATCGAGTTCCGGTTGAAATCCACTGTATGCGCCCCACCGTCGTTAAGCCCGGTAAAACTCCCGTTTTTTGTGCCGTAGTGGGCAAAGTTGACGCCCAGGGCAAATCCGTTTGCGGTCCACCCTACGTCTGATCCAAACACAGTCTTGCTGCCGGATTGACTTGTGGACATCCGCAGCTCCACCCGTGTATTGCTGGTTGGGTTGACCCCGGTGTTGATGTATTGGGTGCCGGAGCTTGTGATGGACTCCAGCTCCGTATATCCCTCCGGGATCCTTGGGGCCTCTTGCTCCACAGCCTTGATCCTCTGATAGCCTGCTGTGCTATACCCGAGGACCGAAAACTGATTGGCCAGCGCATCCATAGCCTGTGTAACACGGTTGAGATCCGCCGCCTGATAGGTCCCCTTATCGTTCCGGGCCTCCACGTCTGCCTGGGTCCGGTCCGTCACCAGGATGCTGAAATCAAAACTCATGTGACCTCCTTGTCCCAATAGATCACGACGCAGCCGGATACTCCAGCCTGCCCCGCGGTGCCCTCTCCAGGATAGTTGTCGATCTCCCAGTGTGAGCCGACCGGATTCCCGTCGGAGTCATAGCTTGGCTCTTTATGGCGGTTGCCCTTGATCCCGCCCAGGCCCTTTGCGCCACCATCTCCCGAACCGGGGACAGGCTTTTGGACCCCGGTTCGCGCAAAACTGTCGCCGCTTGCAATATCCGTATAGCCAAAAGGGAAACGGCTGCCATTTGCGCTGCTGTATTGCCCGAAAACAGCGTTATCCCCGATTTGGGCACTGAATGACTGCTGCGGATTGATGGATACCGTCCCGGCCCAGACAAGCCCTCCGATGCCATCCACTCCATCCGCTCCGGCCTCATCCCAGGTGCCATCCGTTCCGTCTGTCCCATCCTCGCCTTTGCCCACGAGTATGAGCCGCAGCGCAGTGACCCCCGCCGGGGCCGTCCAGGATCCGCTCTTGGTGAGCACTGCCCGCTCCTGAAACAAGAAGGACCCGTCCGCCTGGAGCAGCCGGCTCTGGCAGCCCTGGAGCACCCCGTCCTGGATCCTGAAGGTCTGCATCATCCGCCGGGCGGTGGTGGCCTGACTCTCATCCAGCCAGATGGTGTCCACGTCCCCGATCTCTCCGGATGGATCGCCCCGCCCCGTGGTCTCGATCAGGTTTCCGCCGTAGCAGCTGAGGATCAGCCGCGCCGCGGTCAGGGCCTCGGCAGAGGTGTGGATGAATGGGTTCTCAATATTGATGGTCTTTTCACTGCTGGTGCTGTTGCCGCTGACCACATATTGAGTTCCATCCGCAAGGGTAAAGATAAGGGACGCCACACTTTTGTTGGCTTTCATGGTTGGGTAGGTAGCGAGTGCGGTCAAAAGCGTCTTGTTTCCCTGGTTCCATAGAGGCTCCGCTGTCAGGTATCCAGTTTCAGCATCCGCACGGGGAAAAGTGCCGGTCACCATACAGGCCCACCGCAGAATGTCCCCGCACTTCTTTCCGGTCACCGCCGACTTATCTTTTGCTTTTACTGGCTTTTTGGCATAGTCTGGATCGATGTGGTAGCGGCTTTTGAAATTATCCCCCAGTTGGGACACCACAGAGGAGATCCAGCCCTCCAGAGTAGTGGGTAGGGTTGTCGGCGGAAGGTAAGTGCGCTCTGCCACCAGCCCTACAATATCCACCAGAGACCAGTCAATAGACATATCATTGTTGGAGGTTTTCCAGCCGTCTCCGTACTGGTAGTACACTCCAACCTTTTTGTACTCCACTCCGCTGGAAGGCAGTTCGACACCGATCAGCGTTTCAATGCCCTGTCTGTCCTCGATGGAGGCAAATAGCCCATCTTTCTTCCGCGGCTCAAACCGCTTGTCAATGTTATTTAAAGATAGGCTCATTGTTCCATACGGCAGTGTAATGCAGGAAAAATCGGTCTGCTGTGTGGCGTTGAACTCCACCAACATTTTCTCTGTCCACTCCTCATACACGCCGGGTAATATCTCAGCCACCCGCATCCGGCGGCCCGGAAGGCTCCACTTGCTCACCGTTACTCGGATAGCGTCCGGGTTATTGACTGTGAAGCCGCTCAGGTTGACTGTCCGAGTCCTGTTCCCGGTGAACTCCTTTGAGTAGTAGGCCGTTCCACCCTGTTTGACCTCTATGGTGAAAGTATCCGGAACCCCATCCCAATCGTCACCCGGAAAGTAGACAGAACAGGCCTGGAGGATGGATAAATTAGAGAACCGCTCCTCCACCCACACAGCTGTGGGAAAACTCCCATCTGATCCGGAGAGCACATTCCCCACAAATCCAACCTGATCCGCCGCCCCCTCTGCTGGGATCAGGCTGAACTTTCCGTTGAGAACCCACCTGTGGGGCTCCAGGGTGGCGTATGGTGTTAGATCCATAACTCGGTCATACAGTTGGGCCGAATTTGAAAAGTCCGCAGAACCGCTGCTTTCCACACCGGAAAAGACCATGTCCGGGTCGCTGATGTCCACCACAGCCTTGAGGTGAGTCCGTCGGGAAGTGCCCACAATCGCAGCCCTGTACCCCTCTGTTGCGTTAATCATGGGGATCCACCTCTCTCAGAGAGACCGTAAACCCACCCCACACAGGGACGGTGGCCCCTTTATCATCCCGACTCCAATAAAACCTTGGCCGTGTGTACGCTGTCACGAAAAATGTGGAAGTCAGCATCTTATTTTCGTCCGGAATCAGGAAGTTGCAGACGATAGGTTCACGGCTTCCCTTTTTGCAGGCAGAGATCACGCGGTCCTTGTCGGTGTCATTGAAATATCCGTACTGGTAATCAATGACCCATACATCTCCCCGCAGCTCTTTGACCATGTTTCCAGCAATCATTAACAGGTTTCGGCTCAGCGGCTCCTCGTCCACCACATAGGACTCGCGGCGGGTCTCAGGAAGGACAACAGATGCGCCTCCGGAATCTAATATCAGTTGCGTCATACCATTGCCTCCTTACGCCAACTGGGGGTCCGCAATAGGCGTTCCCGCAGCGGAACCCGCCTTGATAAGATAGGGCAGCTGCCAGGTGGCAAACTTTGTGCCGTCCGGCAGAGTGAGGTTGACCGTTAACCCATCGGCAAACCCAGCGTCTGACCCCGCCGCCATACTGTTGATGATGCCGGCGGAGGACACTCCAAGCCCGGAGGAGGCGAAATCCACCGATGCTGCGCCGAAGTCCAGGCCGCGGGTGATGCCGTCCCGGACGCGCCCGAAGGAATCCTCCCAGCCATTGCCCAGCCCCAAGGCCATGTTTTTCCCGATGTCCGCAAACACCCTAGACGGGGAGTGGATACCGAGCAGGTCTTTTGCGCCATCAACGATCCCACCAAAGAAGTCTCCAATTTTCTCCGCGATCCAGGAACCCATGCTCTTGATTCCATCCCACAGGCCCATCACAATGTTTTTCCCGATCTCGAACACACCAGAAACCGCTGAACTAAAGCCACTCAAAATTGCGGCCACCACTTGGGGAAGGACGGAGACCAGATCCGGGATAGCGCTCAAAATGCCGTCAGCCAGTTTGATGAGAAGATCAAATCCAGATCGGATGATTTTCGGGTAGTTGTTCGATAGCGTTGTTGTGATGCTTTTGATGATCTCCGGCAGCCGCGCCACCATGTTGGGAATCCCGGCGATGATGCCGTCCACAAAGTTGAACAGCAGATCCATGCCCTTGTCCAGGATGACCGGCAAATTGACTGTGATAAACGTCTCGAAAGACTCAAAGATAAGTGGAAGCTGCTCCAGCAGCTGTGGGATTCCAGCGATGATTCCGTTTGCCAGTTCCGTCAGCATCTCCACGCCTTTGTCCAGCACGGCTGGAAGCTGCTCCGTAATAAAGCCAAGGAACCCATCTATGGCCGCCGGCAGCTGCGCCACCATCTGAGGTACGCCGGACTGGATCCCGCTGCCAAACATGGTCAAAAGCTGCTGACCAGCCGCCAGGATAGCTGGGAGGTTGGCAGAGATCGCCGAAACCAGCGACGTGATGATCTGTGGCGCAGCCGCCACCAGATCGGGAATGGCCGTCACGAGCCCCGTCACCAGGCCAACCAGCAGCTGCGCCCCAGCACTAACCAGGGCCGGAAGCATGGTACTGATGAGCTCAGGCAGCTCCTGAGCAATGATCGGAGCCAGTTGGGCTACTACCTCGCCCATGCCGCTGAGGATCTTCCCAATTCGCGGCACGATGTTCCCGGCGGCGGTGGACACACTATCCACCAGGTTGTCGATGAGCGTCCCGAGGTCTGCGGTGTCATCGCCTACACCGGTCAGCAGATTCTTCCACGCCGCCTTAGCCATGCTCAAGCTGCCCGAGATCGTGCTGGCCGCCTCCTTGGCCGTGGTACCGGTGATGCCCATCTCCGTTTGAACCACATGGATGGCGTCTACAATATCGGCATAGCTGGAAATGTCGTACTTTATGCCAGATAACTTTTCGGCGTCCTTGAGAAGTCGCTGCATCTCCTCTTTGGTTCCGCCGTACCCAAGCTTAAGGTTATCCAACATGGTATAGTTTTGCTTTGCAAAGCCCTGATAGGCATTCTGGATCATTTCCATGCTGGTGCCCATCTTATTGGCGTTGTCGGCCATGTCGGTAATGGCCTGGTCCGCCTTTTGGGCCGCCTTTTCCGTGTCTCCTCCAAGGCTCTTAATCAGAGAAGCAGAGAAGCTGGTCACGGTATTCATGTACTCATTGGCGCTCATGCCAGCGGTCTTATAGGCATTTGCGGCGTACTGCTGAACCTTGTCCGACGCGGTCTTAAAAAGCGTGTCCACGCCGCCCACCAACTGCTCATACTGGGCGTACTGGTCAATAGATGCCTTTGTCAACGCCGCCACGCCGGTGGCCGCAGCGGTCAGGGCAGCAGCACCCACCTTGGCCGCCGTGGCAAGGCCGCTTTTCAGTTTGGAGGCAAAGCTGGACGCCTTGCCGGACGCCTCATCCAGGCCCTTGCTGTACCCGCTGGTGTCCATTGTGATTTTTACATACAGGTCAAGTAGATTCACCCAGTTCACCTCCGATCTGGCCCAGCTTGGCCTTCATCTGCGCTATGATCTCCTCCCCCGTCCGGGTCTCCTCAGGGGGCGGGTCAATGATTTCGATGTACCGGGCCTTGATGTAACCGCCCCCGGCGTACTTGGCGGTGTTCTCCGCCACCGTTTTCAGCGCATCGGTCACATACACCCGGTATGCCGTGTCCTTCTGCTCATACAGCCATCGGGAGACGGCATACCGGGCAAACGCCTTTACGCTGAGGGGGCCTCGGTATTCTCCGGCGCAGAGCCACAGGAGGTCTCGCCCTGCGCGGAGATAAAAAGCTCGGCGAACGCCTCATCCGTCAGCAGGTCAGTGGCATCCTTAAACAGCTTGACCAGGTTCAGCGCACCCTGATACCGCTCCGGAGACACGCCCTCGATGGCGGCCAGGATGTCAATGATGTCGCCCTTGTGCTTTTTCAGCAGCACGGGCAGCGATTTCCGCGCACGGGCCAGAAGGAACTTCTTCGGCTCCATGCCCTCCGGCAGCTTCTCCCGCCGGAACATGGACATCGCCGCGTCATCCTCCGCAATATTGCAGATGGGATCAATGACTTCGGCAATGACTTCCAGGGTGCGGTCGCCCTTGATGTCAGACAGTCTCATGGGCTACCTCCTCATCCGCCCACGCCGGGCAGGGGCGGGGCAATGCTGTAAAACTCCATGGGCATGGTGTCCTGGGCCTCAATGGACACGTGCCCGGTCAGCTCCACGGAGACCTGTCCCTTGCCGTTCTTGGTGGTCTTGAGGGTGAAGCCGCCGGTGGAGAGCGCGTTTTTCAGGCAGGCAGCCACTACGCCGCCGTCCGCCCGGTCTCCTGCCCACCAGATGCCGGAAAAGTCCGCCTGCTTCAAATCGCGGTTGGGGGTTACTTTGGTGGTGGACGCCGTGGCAGCGCCCAGGGCAAGTTTGATGTTTTCGGGGGACGTGCCCAGGGCGGTGAAGGACATCTTGCAGCCCCACCCATCCAGGTGCTTCAGCTCCTTGGTGTTGACCGGGCAGTTGTCCACGTCCTCGCCCAGGTCGGAATAGGTAGGCACACAGCTGATGTTGATGCCGCCGGTGGTGGCGCAGATGATGTCCTCATCCGCCGGGGCGGCCACCTTGGCCGGATCAAACTTTTTCAGCAGAACACCGGCGTCAAGCTGGAGACCGTCAAAGGTGTCCTGGGGAATCACAGTAAAAAGTCCCATGATATCGCTCCTTTCAGTTCAAAGTCAGGTATTCGGCGGTCAGGTTGATGTACCGCCGCTTGATGTTGTTGTCTTCCTCGTATTTCAGGCTCTGGCAGAATGGAGACCCCCGCTTGAGCCAGATGTACCCGCCGTCGCAGGGGATGGTCACGCCGCCGTAGCCGATGCGCTGGGATAGCTCCTGGGCCTTCTCATCCGGCACCGCCTCGCTGGTGGTGTGGAACCACAGGTTGACGGTCATACTCACCTCGCCGCCGCCCCAGGCGTCTTCGATGTACTCATAGGTGCCGTAGGGGAACAACACCCCCTCCGGGTTCTCCGGCTCAGATGGCACGGAGGAAGCCCGGTAAAACGGCATGAACTCGTTGAGCCAGGCATACAGGGCCTTGTTCTTGGTCATGTCGGCAGCTCCTTCCGCTCCGCCGTGAAGAATTTTAAGGCGAAGCTGGCGGACTTGGGGGCCACTTTCTCCTCCGGGTCAGAGGTCACCCGATAGGTCTGGCCGGTGGTCTTGTCTCGGAAGTAATCGTTGTAGTCGATGGGGAAATCGGAGCGCACCAGCGCGGAATATACGCTGGTCACGCCCTCCTTCTCCGCCCTCCGGGCCTCCATAGAGGTGTCCATGGCCTGATAGTTCACAAACTCCGCGCCCTCGGCCCACTCGACAAAGTAGCCTCCGGCTCCGTCCGGTCTCCGGGTCTTTTCCAGCACCACGCAGGTCCGGGCAAAATCATCTAATAGGCTCATAGGACAACTCCGTTTCTCCGTTTTCCAATTCCCGAGAAACAACTTTCATGTTATTTTGGTTGATATATCGTTCTACGAGCCACAAAAAGCCTTTTGCGTTTTTCCCGTCAATGCATATATCAACTCCAACGGCAATCTTAATCGTTTTGTCCTTCAAGTTACTCACCTCCAGCACGCTTTCCGGGGCGTGGGCGGCGCCCCCTTGGGGTTCGGGGCCACCATGGAGGTGTCCCGCAGCTTGCGGTAAGGGGCCAGCTGGGCGGCAAAGGCATCCTGCCAGCCGACAGCCGCGCCCTTGGCGTTGGTGGCCCGGGTGTAGCTGTACCCGCCGAAACTCTCGCTGGTGTACGCTCCCGGCTGGTTCTTTGCGGCCCACACCTGGATCTCTTCCGCCAGGGCTATCACAGCCTTGGGAACCGCCAGCGCCCAAACAGCGCCGGTAAAGGTCTCGTCCGCCAGGTCCGTGGCCGGGTACTGGTGCAGCCCGTCGTTGAACACGCTGCCCACAATGCGGAAATACTGTCCCTCTGCCAGATCCGGCAGCGCCAGCTTCCTCCCGGTTACCGTAAAGGTCCCGGCGTACATCTCCCAGGCGAACCAATTATTCAGATACGTCAGTACGGCTTCGAGCACGGCTTTTCACCACCTTTGCAGGTTCGGCCTGTACAGCTGCGCTGCTGACGCCCGGCCCCCCACTGGCCCGGTGGTCCGGGACAGCAGGAGCAGCGGGCGCAGGCTCACTCAACAGCGCGTTTAAGGGCCCGGCTCAGTGATGGTGGTCTTGACCACGCCGTCCAGGCGCTCGGCAAACAGGGTCATACCGTTCACCACAGTGTCGCTGGCGGTCATGTTGGTGTAGTCGGGCTCCTCATGGATGCCAATATAGCCGGTTTCGTCGCTGGTGAAAGAGAACGCCTCATTCAGGTCAGCGCCGTTGACGGGCACATAGTAGAGGACCAGGTTGTCCTGGGCGGTGGAGTAAATGGTGCCCTTGGGGACACTGGAGTTCATGAATACCTTGCCCATGCCCAGGAAGTCCTCGATATAGGTCATGCCAAAGGCGGTCTGGGTAGTGATGGTGGCGGTGGCCAGATAGCCGGCGATGTCCAGGGGGTTGATGAAGTGGACGGCCTGAATGTCGTCATCCTCAAACAGAGTCTGGAGTTTGCCCCAGGTCTGGGCAAGGGCCGCCTGAAGGCCCGCTCCGGTGGCGGTGCCAGTTCCGGTGCCCAGGAAAGTGAAGAAGTCCTTGCGAATTCCCTTCTGCACGTCCTTGAGCATCCGGGCGGTGGTCATGCCGACGGCCTGGTCATAGCCACGCTCAATGATCGCCTCGGCAGAGGTGGCCTTGCGCCACTTCTTCAAAGTGATCTCGCCATAGTTCACCGCCTCCGTGGTGTACTTGCTCAGGGGGATGGTCTCGCCCTCGGCAACAGCGCCGTCCTCCAGGGTTCCGGTGGCCTTATAGGTCTTGAGCACGGTTCCAGCCTGCTTGGCAACCTTCCTGGTCACGCCCAGGGCCTCGGTCAGCTTTCGCAGGCTCTCGGTAAACATCAGTGTAAAGTCGATCTCACGCACACGGGCGAGGTCGGCCTTTTTAATCAGCTTGGGATCAACTGCCATGATTCACTCATCCTTTCTCAAACAGTTCCATGTTGTCGCGGATGGCGGCACGGCGCTCTACGGGATCCTGAATCTTCACGATCTCCTCCCGGGTCATCTTGCCGCCGCCATTCTTGGGGGGCGTCTGGGTTTTCAGCCCCTCCGTGGTCGTAGTGGAGACCAGCTTTGCAAAGGCCCCGCCCACCAGAGCGTCCAGCGCAGCGGCATCCTTGATCTTGTCGCCGTCCAGTTCCAGCTTCTCGATGGCCTCTCCGCTGCCCATCATGGCAATGGTGAGGTTGTCCCCGGTGATGCCCTTGCCCTCGTAGTAGGCCTTGACAGCCGCTTCCTTGGCCGCCCGGGTCTCCTTGCTCTTGTTCTCGGCCACCAGGTCGGTGTATTTCTTTTCCCAGCCCTTGGCCTTTTCCTCCCAGCCGCCGTCATCAGCAGCTTTCAGGTCGTCCAACTCCTTCTGGACGGTGATAAGTTTTTCCGCATCCTTCTTCAGGCGGTCGCGCTCCACCTTGATTTCGTCTACGGTCCGTGCATGCTCTTCAAGGACTGCTTCCCGTTGTTCATCTGTCAATCCAAGCCCTTTGAGCATTTTCACTGTGAGTGCCATATGCATACTCTCCTTTGTCTCGGGGGCAGTGTCTCGCCCTTAGAGTTTTATAAAAACCGCAGTGTCTCGCGGCATTTACCAAAAGAAAAAGAGCCAACCACCGAGAAATCCTCGGTAGCTGGCTCCTATTGCCCTTTCCTGCGCCCAATTACGCAGGAGTCGTATATTTGATTGTTTTTTTGACCTCTAGGACAACGTACCCGTCGCCCTTCCGGCGGATCTCGGCGTCGTTGCCCCGCTTGATGATGTCCTCAATGGCCTTTATTACTTCTTCAGACATGATTCCCATTCTATCCATCCATTGCAACTTCTTGATTAAGCCATTTCAGCAGGAGCGACATTACAAATTCCTTTGTTATCCCATATCCAACATGGTCAAATATAGGCTTTGCCATCCTGTAACGCTCTTCCGCGAGAAATCTTGCTAATTCTTTGTTGTTTAAGTTCCTTATAAAATCTCCATTATTCATTCTCCATCTCATCCTCAATGATTTTTCTGTATTGGCCGGTGTGGTCGGCAACCGCAGGTTTCAGATATGGACTTGCTGGATTGCCCTTCGTCCAGTGCCATTTGCCATTGGCGTCCTGGTACTTCCACGGGGTAGGCCGTCCGCCAGGATAATACTGACCGGTGCCCAGCTCCACGTAAGCGCCGTATTCGCTGTTGGTACCAATATACACCGCCGGTTCTGCCGGGTCCACCTTGTGGGTGATGCTGTTGCGGAGGTTGCCTGTGTCTACCCGTACCAGCCGCTTGGCGTACCCCTCAGCCACCAGTCCGCACTTCTCCAGCGCCCGCCCTGCGGCCTCCTGGAGAGCGGCAAGGACTTCGGCGGAGTGGTCATAGATGTCTACTCTCATCTCTGCAAGCATCCCTCCCCGCGCTTTTGCTTTTCCCATTGGGCAAAGGTCATATTAGGCAGAGGTCCATACTCATCCCGCCGCAGCGCGTCCGAGGTATCCACTCCATCCACCGCTGCCACCAGAGTGCACCGGCAGTTATAGACCAGATGCCCCGCCGCCGTCGAGTCCCCGGGGTATCGTATCTCCTCCCCATCCACCTTGAACGGCTTATCCACATCGGCCTGCTGCCCGTCCAGCATAGCGTGAGCGTGGCGGGGGCGGTTGTCCAAAGGGGCAAGCCACTCCTTTTTCATGCGGATGCCCATTTTCTCAGCGGCGTGGTAGCTGTCCATGCGTCCGGCGTTCTGCGCCCCGGTAACTGCCGTTCGGGCCGTCCGTATGGCGCTGGCCCGGTTCATCTCCGGGATGCGGGTTTGCAGGTCGTCCGCCATGCCCTTGATGCTCTTTCCCTGGAGGATGGAGCTGGTGACGCTGGCAGTGATCTGCTTCTTCCCCCAGGCAAGGTCAATTCCGCGCCGCAGGGCCCGCTTGGGCGGGTAGTAGGGCATCAGGCCCGGTTGCTCCACAATCAGGCGCTTCACCGTCTGCTCGTCCCACAGGTCAAAGCCCACATCCCCGGCCACCTGCTCGATGGTGTATGCCGCATAGTTCCGGTTCAATGAGTAGATTCCCGGTGTAGCATCGTTGACATAGGCGGTAGCTGTCTCGTTGGCCTTGGTCATGCGCTCGGCCACCTTGTCCCGCAGAGCCTGGAACCGCTCTCCCCGCCCGATCTGAGCCAGCCGCCAATTGATATAGTCCTGCTCCGTCCACTCCCGCCCATTCCGGATGGTTCCGATGAGCTTCTTCATCTTCTCATCCCGCTTGCGGAAGCTTTCAAAGTAGGCCCTAACCGTCTCATCCAGACTGTTTCGGGCTTCTTGGTAAATAGCAGAGATCCGGCGCTCTAACTCGTCCAATTCCTTATCGGTCATCCGGTGGGCGCAATCAGGCTTCCTCGCCATCCTCTGTCACCTCCGGCTCCCGCAAGAGCGTGCGGTCAATCTCCTCCGCCGCCCGGCGTTTCAGCAGCTCCTCCGCCTCCTCCGGGGTCATCCAGGGAAGATGCTTGACGACTGCCTCATCGTCCAGGTAGTTGGCGGCGGCAAGCACCATCTGAGTCTCCTCCAGCTGGTTGGCGATCCGGTTCCATTGGAAGGACGGCTCGTCCTCGATGCCGACCAGGTCCAGCAGATTGCCGATAAAGTCCCGGATATGGTACTCGAAGTCGCCGCACTTGTCATCTTGGCTCTGATAGCCGATACGGATCGCGGTGGCTGTCAGATTTCCACCGAGCATCTTCTCCATATCAACCAGCTGAAAGCTCTCAAAAAGGTCGCTACGCAGACGGGAAAGCATAGCTTCCCGGGCCTCATACGGGATATTCAGTGTGTGGGCCTCCGCCCCGCCACCGTCATCCGAGTCCACCGCAGACGCCCGCAGCGTCCGCAGCCGGTCCATGAACTGAGCGATCTCCGTGTCATCCATGCCGCCGGCATTTTTGAGGGTCCAGTACACCGAGGAATTGTCCTCGATCACATTTGCAAGGCCGGATTTAATGAAATCATAGCAGTCGATACTTTCCCGGATGCCCACAAACTCAGACTGGTGCAGGTCATTGGCGTACATGGGGATAATGGGCAAGGAAGCGTAGTTCCCGCCGCCCTCGATGGTCTCAGTGCCCAGCCCGTCCCGGCGTACATCCCGGAGATAGGGCCGTTTCTCCTGGAGAACCTGCAGATCCTCACCCTTGCGCTGGATGTACTCTGTCGCGCCGTCCGGCTCATACAGAGTGTACCGCTTGGTCTGTCCCTCCGCAGCACCCCAGTACCGCACACCAGCAGCCAGGGCGCCGTTGTCGCCATCGTAGAGCGGGGCAAAACCCGCCTCGTTGCTGGTGTCAGCGAAGCCAAACACTTCCAGGTGGTCCCGGTTCCAAAATCCGTATGATACGCCGTCCACCATGGCCTTTTTCGCCAGCTTCTGCAGTTGGCTGTCAAAGGTATTCCCCAGTTTCTTCTTTGTCTCCTGGTGCTCAAAAGTAACGCCATTGGACAGCACATATTGGGTCTGTTGGATAACGAACATCCGAAAGAATGGCATTTTCAAACGGAAATTGCTGCTGTACAGATCGGGGTATGCCTGTCCTGTCGGTGTATAGAGCATCTTCTGAAAGCGCTCGATGGTGGTATGCCGCTTGGCATAGTATTCCTCCGCATCGGCGGCGATCCGGTAATCTGCGCTCCCCAGGTGGTCCCGGACAACGGACCGTACAAATTCCATCCGGTCCCGTTCGTTGTCCCCCAAGGCAGTCAGGTCCTGATAGGTTTTCACTCTCTCACCTCCGCTTGTACAGCGGTACATACTCCGGCTTCCCGGCCTTGTGCCTTAAAATCGTCTGACAAAAATATCTGATGTCATCCATGGCGTGGTCGTTTTCCTTCACAGGCCTATCCTCCGCCGCCTTATCGTCCCAGCGGTATAGGCCAAACTCCCGAATTGCATCCTTGCAGGAGAGGTGGACCTTCACCGTGCCGTCCCGCAGCATCCGCGCTGTGGTCATGATGCCGGGCGTGACCTCGTTGTGGGCCTTCCGCACCCTAAACCGCCCGTGTCGCCGGATCGTCTCGATAAACGACGCCGCCGACGGGTCCACCACCACCGCCCGAACAGGCAAATCACCGGCCAGGGCTTCCAGCTCGGTGTAATACTCCTCGTCGGTCTTGTTCCGCTGGCTCTCCCGCCCGGAGTAGTAATACTCCCGGATGCGGGTGGCAGTCTTACCGTCCCAGCACCACAGGCCCGCAGAGAATGGGTTCAGCGTGCCGTAGTCGCAGGAGATGTAATACTCACCCTTTTCCGGTGTCTCGTCCACAATCTGCTCCTCACCAAAGAAGTCATAGACAAGGCCCTCGGCCAGTACCCATAGGCCACGGATGTACCGGTCGTAGAATACGCCAGTGAACATAGTCTGATAGCGCTCGATGGTCTTGGCGCTCAGGCCGGGGTTGTCCGTCATCTCGAAGTGCAGGTACAGGGCGTTTCGCTCCTTGTGCCGCTTGATCCACTCCAAATAAAACCAATGCTGCGGACTCTCTGGGTTGCAGGAGAACCACAGTTTGGCTCCATCCACAGAGCAGCGGGTCAACGCCTGCTCCACGAAACTGCGGGGCATCAGCGCCACCTCATCCAACAGCACCCCGGCCAGCGTCCGGCCCTGGATTAGCGCGAAACTGCTCTCGTCCTTTCCTCCGAACACCTCGAAGTAGTTGGTCACAGCCCCCCGCCGGACCTCCAGCACCTTGTCCGCCCGCCGCCAGCGTATTGTATAATGCTCTTTGGCAAGGGACATGGAGATGAACGGGACCACAATATTCTTCGACGCCGAATCCACAGTCTTGCCGCAGATGCCGAACCGCTGGCCGCTGAACTGCCGCATTGCCCAGTCCACAAAAGCCCACATCATAATGGATGTCTTGCCGGAACGTACAGCGCCGTCACAAATGATGGCATCGTACTTGGAGTAGGGGAAAGCAAGGATTTTTCGCTGTTTTTTGCTAATCATTCGTCACTAACCGTCCGAACAATAGCAGCAATTTTATCAAAATTCAGATAAACAGGCTTATTTTCAGAAATGCCTTCAATGTTATATCCGGTAACTTCCCCAAGCCCGTTCCTTTCCAACGTGAATTTTTCGCATTTTATTGTAAATTCTGTGCCGCTTTCAAGCATAATCCGGATTGACAATTTACTCATCGTTCCCCATCTCCTCTGCCAATTCTCGCAGGCTCTGGCTGAGCCCGTCTTCTTTTGCCTCGTCTCCAGGCATAGCGCTTTCCGGCTCCACGCCGACAAGGTCGCAATAGTTCTGCACCATGCGGCGGAGATCCGCTCCCTCCAGCTCCGAGGCCCCGTCTTGCATCCTTCTGCCAATTTCGCTCCAAAGGGCAAGCCTTGTTTTCGCTTTTACGGCTGCGATATCCGCTTCGATGTCCGCTATTTTCTCTGCGGCTTTCTGTGCCGCCAGCGTTCCTAAATTGTGCCTATGTTCCTCTCGCTGTTCCGACCAGTGCTCCTTTGATGACCTCTTGCGTATCGTGGAGTACGAAACCCCATGCTTCTTGGCAAGAGTCGGCAAATCACAGTTGCTTGTGACGTATTCAGTTTTGATAGACAGCCAATCTGCCACAAGCCAACTCATTCCTTTCTGTGATGACCAGCTGTGCAGCCATGTCACCACCCCTCACAAATATTCTTCAAGCAGCCGCCGCTTCATGCTGTTAAACGCTTCATGTTGTTTTGGGAAATGAAGTCCTTTACTTGGTCGTACCCCCATCCGCAGTCTACAAGCCCACTCACAAGACACTCCATAGACTGAACGGCTCGCAACTCTTCTTTGCTAAAGTGGTCTCTCAGGCCATCCGTTTTCCCAATTCCAAAATCAGATCTGAGTTGCGCGGCACTTTTCCCAAACAGAACCTTGTAAATACAGTTTGTGTAATTGGAATAGGCGTGCCCGTGCATTCGCTCGTTTTCGGTGGACTGTTGCAGCGCTTTTGTCAGCGCCTGACGAACTGCAATCCCTTTTTCACGCTCAATTCGCTTGCCTTGGAGCGCTGCCTCCATTGCGTTGAACTGTTTGATGTAGGCAAGCTTGAACTGCATCGCTTTTTCTCCGTTGTACCCCATAACAAGCAGTGTGAAGCCGTCGCGGTTCATAACGAACATAGGGTTTCTTTTCCCGTTTGATGCGATGTATTCCTGCTCGATGAATAGCCCCGAAAATTCGGGGGTACTGATATCCCGCCCGATTGCGCGTATATCTTCTAATACATGGTAATGTTCCTTCCCGAATGTGGAGGCAACATCAAGGCTGGTGCAAACAGCTACTTCTTCTTTTCCCAGTCTTTCAAGCTTCACTAACATACAATCAATCCTTTCTGTTGATTTTACTATGTTGCATTTTGGTGTCGCCGCCCGCCTCACGCAGCGAGGAGCAACATATATACCCGGGATAGGCCGGGTATGCTCCGGGTTGGGTCAGGCTTTCCGTGGGCCTGGTTGAGCGGTTGTGGGCCTCGCCAAAGCTCTAGCCCACAGCTTCGCTGCTGGTGCTTTGTTCTTCCCAGCAAACTACTCTTATTCACTGCCATTTCCGCTCAATAGTGCCGCATGGAGGGCGCGACCCTCCGGCCCGTATCTTGGGCTGGTTCTTACCTGCAGCATATATGCCGCCCTTTTGTACGGGTCGGGGCGGCTATTGGTTAGGAGGGCCCGTTTTTTGCCACGGAGCCGGGCAAAAGAAAGAAGGGAGTGGGTATCTCTACCCACCCCCATTTTCTCAGATATTTTGAGGCCTGTCCCCTATATCTAGGATTTTCAAAAATTTTTTTGATTTTTTTCGGGCAGGAATCGTATGAATGTCTCTTCTGTTTCAAACTGTGCTCCACACGCCGAACATCTCCTCCGGCGGACAATTTTCCCTTCCGGCGTTTCCCGCGTGTCATATACGGAGCTATCTTCTCCGCAAACTGGGCACATCCGGGCCGCTCGTTCTATGTCCAGCATCCCGCTCATGTCACACCCTCCCTGATTCGCCGGTCCCACCGCTCCAGCTTCCCGGCCTGGATCCGCGCCACCTGGCCCCAGTCTACAAAGCTGATGGCCTCCAGTGCCTCCGCGCAGTTGAGCACGTCGGCCACCTCCTCGTTGATAAGGGCCCGCGCCTTGCCCTGTGTCAGCGGCGTGGTGCCCACCAGCACCCTGCGCATCTTGAGCACCGCCTGGGCCAGCTCAGAGCACTCCTCCGCGCACTGACACAGGATCTCCTCCGCCCCCAGCTGCTCCGCGATCCTGCGGAGCGTGTCATTGTCACTCATACAATCAGTCCTCCATGTTAATCGGCGTCCCCACCGTCCCCACGCTCTCGCCGCTCCCTGTTGCCCGGAAGAACTCCCCGGGCATGGGGAACATCCATCGGAACATCAGATAGTTGGCCGCGTCCACCAGGTGCTCGGTGTTGTGGTCCCGGTGGAAAGCGTCCAGGCACAGTTGGGCCGTCTCCAGGGCATCCACCCGCCCCTCGCCGAAATTTTTCCGGGCCGGGCCGTATTTGTGATGCGACACCTCCACACGGTTCCTGCGCAGCCGGTCAAACTCCTCGCTATAATCGTTGTTGGCGCTCATTGGAAAACTCCTCTCTCAGCGCCTCCGCGCTGTCAAAATACTGTGTACTGTACATCCCAGGCCGCCACCGCTCCAGCCGGATCAGGTAGGGCACGGACCAGGCCCGGGAGGCGGGGCAGGTGCTCACCCGCACCCGCAGCGCCCCCCAGCGTCCGCTCGATCTCCATCTCACCGCAGCGGTGGTGGGCCCGGGCGATGGTGTCCAGATCCTTATCCGTCAGCAGATTATCCATCGGCGTCCATCTCCATCCTAGCCATAATCTCCGCCTTCCGCCGCATACACCAGGCAAACACTGGGAACCTAAAATCCTTTTGGGTGGAGCACTGCGACAAAAATCCGCAGGTCTCACAATGCCCGCCGACGATGGCCTGAGAGATCGCCAGTCCCTCGGCCTGCTTTTCGGGCGGATATGGCCGGTCAAGCATGGTGACGTGCGTATATGATTTACAGCTCATGCCTCCACGCTCCTCTCCTCATCCTCCAGGTACATCGGACACTGGATCACCGTGTAGGAGGTCATCCCGTGGGCTCGCACCTGTTTTTTCGGGCCTGCGACAAATCGTGTGGGATTTCTTTCTTGTGACATTCAATTATTTCACTTTCCTTTCGACATTTCGCGTGGTATTATGCACTCAAACAGAAGAAAGAAATTCGATTGCAAAAATGTAGAATTTATAAAGTCTTACGAATTGTAATTCCATCCATTTTTTCAAAACTAATTACCCACACCCACGGGTTTGCTTCCCATCCGTAGAGTGGCAGGTCTGCCGACTTGATGGTTGTATTCCAAAGCCTCACGAAATCATTCCAGTCTGTAACCCCTTCGTCCATAGCAGAAAGTGCGCTTATTTCTCGCAACCTCTCCACGCTCACTTCCTTCACCCTCAGGAATAGCCGTGCGGCCTCCTTCGGCATATAGATGGATGGGCGCCATTTCGGCTCTGCTGCATATCCGGCAGCTTTTGCGCTGTCTCCGTCCGCCTTGTAGATATAATGGTCGCACCAGTCGCCATTCCACGTCTCACGCACCCACAGGATGTCGCCGGGCTGGTAGGGTGGAAAGAAATTGTACAGCACATCCATCCCAGCAACATGGCACACAATGTTTAAGCCCTCTTCGGGGTCGTGGAAACACATAGGCTTGTCCAATGGCTGCGGCTTTACCACCCGCCGGGTGACGGTCTTCCTTCCATCCAAGACGGCCCGAACCATCTGGGTATTAAACAGGATTGGCTTCATGGTTTTCTCCTTTCAGCGCCGTCTCTGCCTCCTCATGGGTTAGCGCCTGTGTTCCGTCAATCGGCTGTCCGCAGTAAGGGCATTGATACATAGGCACTTCGCAGGAATCGGCTTCCTGGAATCCGCCCATGAGGTCGTGCTTACAGTTGGGGCACAAGATAGAATCGTGGTTGTCGTCGCCCCATATAAGGGGCTTCCGAGGTTCATCCAGCATCACCAGCCGCCCCTCCCGGCCGGCCTGAGCCAGCTCTTGGATGCGGTCCAGGTCGTAGTCATCGCCCAGGATGTCCTCAATGGATTTCAGCCGCTCCCACACCCTGCGCTGGGAGCAGTAGCCCTCCTCGCAAAATGGGCCACCCAATTCCTCTCGGCACATGGATATGTCGCAAAATTCCCCATCAAATGTTAATCTCTCCATACGTCTCCCTCATATCTCCGGTGTAGATCCGTGCTCTACCAGCCACTGTGCGCTCCTGCGTCTCTGCTCTGTGGATGCTGAGGTGATATTACAGATTGCCTTGTGGACCGACAGCCAGAATACTTTATCACTGCTCGGGATAGGCACGCCATACTTCCGGCAGTATCCCTTTATCTTCTCCTCGTCCAGAGACAGGAGCGCTGCATCCCGCTCCTGTACAAAATTGCTTATGGCCATGCTTAACCACCCTTCCTGAATCTGGTTTTAAAATCCCCTGGCTCGAACAGTTCGCACCTCGGGAGCTCTGGCCTGCGTATCTCCGGCGCACGCTGCCCGCAGTCGATTATGCAGGGCATGGTGTGATAGTCCTTGGACCGCTCCACTGTGCTGCAGTATCCGGCCCCATGCGGCCGCGTCTCGTCAAGCCACTTACACCCATGGCAGTTCATGGCGTTTTGCCTCCTCCAATCCTCATCTGTTCCGCCCCGGTCTCCCGGATCTCCACCACCCGCGTGTCTCCGTACCGCTCCAGACACATTGCCAGGTGCTCCTTCAAACCAATGGCCTGACCAGGCGGGGCGTCTACCTGGATTACGATGGTCATCATTACACCGCCACCGCCTTTTCCAGCTCCTCCATGGTCGTGATCGTCCGGTTGCACCACTCCGGCAGGTTCGCCCGTACAAGGGCCGTCGCCATGGGAGGGCATACCGCGTTCCCGCACCGTGCCACCTGCTTTGTTTTCCCGTACTCGTTGCCCAGGTAATCCCGGTCGATGATGTAATCCGGCGGAAAACCCATGGCGTTATAGAGTTCCCGCGGCGTCAGCATCCGCAGAAGAATGTCCGCGATAAAGTAAAGCCCTCCGCCAATCTCCAGCAGCAGGATTTCATCGTCTGCCATCTCATACCCACAATGGCGGTTGAGCAGATCGCGGACTTCCGGCCAGTGCATCAGGTCTTGCCCCCCCACCTCAATCAGCTCTGCCCGGCAGTCTGCAAATTCCCCGGCAGCCGCCGTGATCGTGCGCAGTGGCCGACCTGCATCCTGCCCAATGTCTTGCCCTTTGAACTCGGGAATATGGGCCGCCGCTACCGCATTTCTGGCTCTTGTA